GTCGATGATTACGTAGTTAGCTTGAATGTTGAACACGCCGGGACCACCGCCATCGTCGGTGATTACCGCTCCGCCTAACGTCGACGATCTCCACACGACATAGCCGGTAGAGCTGGCGGCGTTACCCCCATGAGTAATACCACCAGGACCAGTGGCAAATGTTCCAGCGCAATTGATGACAGACCCAGCTCCAACATTGACTGAAGCGGCGTGAGTCAGCGTCGCCCAAGGGCCATTGCTGCCACTGGTGAACGTGGCAGATGTTCCGTTGTAGCTGTCACTTCCGGTGCTGGAATTAACGTAGTACTGCGTGCCTGATCTTGAATAATACGGTGTCGCAAATAAAGCCGCGCTAGGGCCTGGCAGCTGAGAAGAGGAAGCGACACCGGCGCCCTCCATAAACAAGACTTGCTGCAACATTTAGGTAAGCCCCACACCGCTGATAATCCACTCAGTGGTGTTGACTTTTAGTGCGGTCGCCACGCCAACAGCCGTCAAAGTTCTACTGCCGGTAGTCGAAACTGCTCCGGCAAGATACATAGTGTCAGACGTGATGGCGATCAGAAGAGCACCAGCACCTGAATCGTTCACAAACGTAATTGCTGTACCGATCGGATAAGCAACCGACGAATTGGCGGCAATCGTGAAAGTCCGCGGCGTGGTATCTGACCCGGGATGAAAGATTTGCTCACCCGCATCTCCGATCACCGTCGTATAATCTGCGCTCTTAGAATTTTGTGGAATAATTGTCTGTATCGGTCCTGTAGCACCAGAGACACCCGTCGGACCAACTACTCCCGTCGCTCCAGACACTCCAGTTGGGCCCGTGACGCCGGTCGCGCCTGAGATGCCTGTCGCTCCCGTAGGGCCACCTGATGGGCCCGTAGGCCCGCCAGCGCCGGTCGCACCGGAAACGCCAGTCGGACCAGTAATGCCCGAGGCGCCTGTTGCACCGGCCGCCACCATATTGGTTCTTGCAATTCCAAGGGAGCAGGTGACCCTCTGAATAGACGTAACGCCGGTGACATTATAGCCAATAACACTTCCGGCCGCGATGCTAGTTGTCCACCCGGTAAGTGTCGTGTCCGAATAATCTACGCCGCTGGAAATAGTCGGTACATCAGAGGCTGTGATGGTATTAGCAATTGTTGGCGGAAAGTTTGCGTACGCACATACCCAAATATCAACTGTGATCGTGCCGGTCTGGTTGGCATACAATCGAGCAGCGTTAATCGTGCAAGCGAACGGAACATCGAGAAATCCATATAAGCCCGTTGCAATGGCCGCGCCACCACCGTCAATAACGAACTCAATTGCCGCTAACCCTGAAGAACCTAGAGGACCCGTCGCGCCTACAATACCAGTCGCTCCCGAAACGCCCGTAGGGCCGGTGGCGCCCGCCACTCCGGTCGCGCCAGAGACGCCCGTCGGGCCAGCAACACCAGTCGCGCCACTGACACCAGTCGGGCCAACAACACCCGTTGCTCCACTGACACCTGTCGGTCCCGTTACGGAAGCGCCTGTCGCACCGCTAACCCCCGTCGGGCCGGCAACACCGGATGATCCGGTACCACCGTAAACTGCGATTTCACATCGATCGCCATTCGTGAATGTGCCGCTCTGCGTGACGTAAGTTACGGCTAGCTCAACCCAAGTATTTGACCCCTCCTGCGTCGTCGCAGTAACAGTGTAAATAGCATAAGCACCAGGCGTCGTAACGTCAGTTATATGAACCGATGCGCCGACAGGAATGTTGTCGAGCCACGGAATCGTGTTTGGGTTGCCGCTGTCTGCAGACGTCTCATAGATAGCAAGAATGGTTACACTGGCCCACGCCGCGTTATTTGCGCGAAACGCACCAGTACCAGGCGACGCCATCGTAGTGTTGCTCGAATAATTCCACGTAAAGGACGGCGTCAACCCGGTCGCACCGGACACGCCCGTCGGACCCGTGACGCCGGTAGCGCCGGAAACGCCCGTCGGACCAACGGCACCCGTCGCTCCTGACACGCCAGTCGGGCCGGTGACGCCAGTCGCACCGGATACACCAGTCGGGCCCGCGGCGCCGGTCGCACCGCTAACACCCGTCGGGCCAGTGACACCCGTTGCACCGCTCACACCTGTCGGGCCCGCGGCGCCGGTCGCGCCGGAGACACCAGTAGGACCAACACCAGAGGCGCCGGACACACCGCTCGGACCGGCAATGCCCGTCGAGCCGGTAAGGCCAGTCGGCCCCGCGACGCCGGTAGCGCCGGAGACGCCAGAAGGGCCCGCCGTGCCCGTAGCACCGGAAACTCCAGTCGGGCCTCCAGCGGGGCCAGTAGCCCCACTAACGCCTGCAACACCAGCTACGCCCGAGGCTCCTGTCGCTCCCGTAGGACCACCGGAGGGGCCCGTAGGGCCGCCAGCACCAGTCGCACCGGTGACGCCAGTCGGGCCGGTGACGCCAGTCGCACCGGAAACGCCAGTCGGGCCGGTGACGCCAGTCGCGCCCGTCGCGCCTATCCCACCGAAAAAGACTATGCCACAACGATCGCCGCTCGAAAACGTACCTGTCTGGGCAACGTAAGTGACCGCGATCTCGACCCACAAGCCGCCTTCCTGCGTCACTGCCCCCGCAGTGAAAACTGCGTAGGCACCGGGGGCCGCAATGTCTGTAATCTGAACCGTCGCGCCACTCGGGATATTGTTGAGCATCGCGGAGATGTTGGGGTTACCGCTATCTGCCGTCAAACACTCAATGGCGAGAGCCGTCACAGAAGACCACGACGAGTTATTTGCTCTGAACACACCGGTCCCAGGCGTCGACATCGTCAAGAGAGGCGAATAATTCCACGTGAACGTCGTCACGCCTGTCGAACCCGTTAGCCCGATACCGCCCGTTGCTCCCGAAACGCCTGTGGGGCCGGTGATGCCCGTTGCTCCCGAAACGCCCGTAGGTCCAACAGTACCCGTCGCACCAGAGACACCAGTCGGGCCGATGGTGCCCGTCGCGCCACTAACGCCCGTAGGTCCAACAGTACCAGTCGCACCAGACACCCCCGTCGGACCAGTTATGCCTGTTGCTCCACTTACACCGGTAGGCCCTGTGAGACCAACAAGCCCCTGAATGCCCGGAGCACCTGTGGCGCCAGCAACACCCGTGGCTCCCGTCGGGCTCGCAACACCCGTCGCACCGGAGGCGCCTACGGATCCGTCTACGCCCGTTGCGCCAGAGACGCCAGTTGCGCCGGCGCCGGTCGCCCCGGCAGTCCCCACACCGGTCGCCCCAGCGGTCCCCACACCGGTCGCACCGGCAACACCGGTCGCGCCAGAAACACCGGTCGCCCCAGCTACACCCGTCGGGCCAACGTACGGGCTGGTTGCGCCCGTAGCACCGCCAACGCCTGGCGGTCCACTGACGCCTGTTGAGCCTGTGATGCCTGTCGCACCAGATGGGCCATCAACACCCGTTGCTCCAGTAACGCCAGTCGCGCCCGTCTGGCCACCAGCAGGACCGATTGGGCCGATGGGGCCAGGAGGGCCGATCGGACCAATCGCAATCGGTCCAATGAATGCGGAGTCAATATCGAGAGGGCCGGGACCGGTGCTGCCGTTCGCCATATCAGTAACCCCCACTCAGGAGCGCTTGCGTCGCCTTCAAGATCAATTTGGCGCCGCCGTAACCGTCGGGCTGGATGTCGTCAATCAGATACTGCTGCCCAGTGGCGATCGTGATCATGTCACCAACACACGGTGTGACTTCGAAATTGCCGAGTTGAATGCCGAGAGATATGGTCACCGTCGACATCTTCGAACCGTTGTCCATCATCACATCGAGGTGCTGCACCGTCCAAATACCGCCGGACCAATAAGACGTCGCACCGCCAGACGCCGGCTGACTTACAGTCGGCGTGATCATAACGGGAACCGCGAAGATCGCCATGTTTGGCGAAAGGACTAATGAGCTAAAATCGATTGGCATTTCACATACCAGTCCCAGGTCTCTTGCAGACCGCGGTCAATCGAATAGTTCGAACGACACCCGAGGGTGTTAAGTCGGGTCAAATCAATCTCACAATTCATGCGACCGTTCGGCTTCGTCGGATCAAACACAACACGAGCCATTGGCACGCCGCTGATGACGGAAAGCTTTTCTGCTATTTGCCGAATACTGTAGATCGTACCACTCCCCGTGTTCATCACACCGTCAACACGGTCCATACTAACGCGCACAATCTCTGCCAGGTCTTTCGAATAGAGAAAATCACGCTGAGGCGAACCGTCGCCCCACAAGTTGACCTGTCCACCGCTCTCGAGCGCCTTGTAAAACTTCAAGATCATCGTCGGAAGCACGTGTCCCGTTTCAAGATTGAACTTATCTCGCGGGCCGTACAGGTTACCAGATACGAGATAGCACCACTCAAGGCCATAGCTCTCAGCGTAAACTTCCAACATTGCCAGCATCCCACGCTTCGCGTGTGCGTAGCCGGCCTCGCCAGCGTGCGGCCGCCCGTTAAAGACTGTATCTTCGCAAATAGGACGCTCATGTGGCCACGGGTAAACCGCGTTCGTTCCCATGACGGTGATCTTCTTTGCACCCGAAGTGCGGGCCGCGTCGATCACGCTCGTGTTAATCAACGTGTTCTCGAGGTACGAGCGACCCTGATTGTTCAGGTTGCCACCGAGACCAAATACACAAGCGGCAGCATGGAAAACATGACGTGGGCGCAAGCAGGCAAACACGGCAGCCGTCGCAGCGAAGTCACGCAGATCGCAGTTAAGCCGGCTAAGACCAACCACATTGAAATAGCCGAGTAGCCTAAGGTGTCTAACAACAGCGGACCCGACAAGGCCACGCGCGCCCGTGACGATAATCGTGTTTGACAGGTTCATTTTTTTCCGCCTACGTGCGGCGCTTCTTGAACCATCCGTACGACTTGCTTCGGTTGCTGCCGCTGCTCCAGAAGGTAGAGGCGGTGTGCCTCCGCGAGTTCCTTCATAGCCCTATGATCCTTGACCGAGTGCAGTATATTCGCACCTTTGTTGCGTACAAGGTTCATGGCGATCTTAAAGCCGTTGCTGTAAACTTCGATCTCGTGCTCATTTGGGACCGGGTGTGCGACTATATCAATTGCAATAGGGCAACTCACGCAATCAAAAAACCGTTTCCACGGCAGACCGGCTGCCATAGTGAGTTGCAACATATAGAAGTCGATGAACGGCATTACCGGGGAAGCGGTGATACCATCAGCCACGGCAAGCATCGCCTCGATGGTTCTGCGTGACAAAAAATACGGGGGTTGAAATGCAACGTGCGGCCACCGTGCAGGGAATGTAGACTGGTGCTCAGGAATGTCGTCATGCACTTGGTTTGACCAAACGACGTCAGGCTCATCGTAGAGATAATCCGGTATTTTTGGATCGAGGTTCACTGAGTCAGAATCGTGAATGAGAAAATTGTGTTCTGGAAACGTGAGAAGAATTTTTAAATGCTCGCGTTGACGGTCTAGCGAGTCCTGCCCGATGTACGCGCGTTTACCCCCATATCGGTTCTCAACTCCGGGATATGTAATAGTAGCTTTCGAATCTTCAGGCGACAAAATTACCAGCGGACACTCATGATGCAAATACATGCCAATGGAGTGTATCACCATGTGTTGGTCGCCGGCGTAGCAACACACAGCCACTCTTGTGTCTTCGTTCATGCCACACCGTCGCGGCGCAGTTTAGAAGCAGCTAATAAGCACCGTCGGTTTTGAATATCAAAGTCACGAACAGCCTGTAGGCGGCGGCGTCGATCTTTGTCGTTATACACATGAGTGTAATAGTCGGGCATATGAAGATTGAGTTCCTGCTCAATCCAAGGAGCCGCACGAACAAGTAATCTCACCTTCTCGCGTCCGTGCGTGCCGTTTGAAAGGATTTTAGCGCGAGCAATAAGATCGTCACGCGTCAGTATTGCCGGCCAATTTGTGACGCAATGATATCCAAAACTACTGGGAGGCGTTTTTGGAATGACCGGACCGTGCGCCGTCCAACCCTCATAAGCAAAATCCAAAGCAACATTTTCTGGCGCCCACTTGAAACCGCCGTTCTCTATCTCACGACGATAACGCCGTGAGATGTTCATGTCTGAATATATCGGGAACTGCTTCGCGTGACAGAACTCAATCATTCGCTTTGTGACTAGAGCAAATCCACCATTCCCGACCGTCAAGTCTGGGGTCCTCATACACATGTTCGAATGCCACGGCGCGCCGATGTAGTCGTATTGCAAGAACTCGTCGCGCCACATAGCCGGATTGCACGCCCCCGCATCCCATTCCAAAAGTAGCGCGTGCGATGTTGTGATCCCAAGCGCCGCTTCCGTGTAATAAAATAAACTGGAGGCGTCCTTAGTGGGCCAGTCGTCGACCTTAACGTACCGCGCGCCGGGCACGGCTATCCGCTCGCAGTCGTCCGTGTAAATCAAGACATCTCCGAAGGCAACCTTGCTCACAAGATCATTGGCGGTGATCCGAGCCAACTCATGTGCTCGAGTTGTAGGGATAACTAGTGTCACGTCAGGAAGACTAATCATCGACTACAGTCCGCATTCACCATCTCTTTGACTAGATCGCGGAAAGTGACGGTAGGTTTCCAACCTAGTGTTATCAGCGCCTTGGTTGAGTCGCCGAGAAGCACGTCGATCTCAGCCGGTCGAAAATAATGTGGATCAACACACACGAGTTTTTCGTCGGTGCCGGCGCACACTCCGTACTCGTCTAATCCGCTGCCACGCCATTCAATCGCCTGGCTTATGTGGGTGAACGCGCGCTCGACAAACTCTCGTACGGAATGAGTTTCACCCGTCGCCATCACGTAGTCGTCTGGCTCCGGCTGCTGTAACATAAGCCACATGCCTAATACGAAATCGCGTGCGTGACCCCAGTCGCGTTTTGCATCCAAATTGCCAAGGCGCAACGGCGGTTGCGGTCCGCGAAGATGTGCGGCGACCGCTTTCGTAATTTTGCGCGTGACAAAAGTGGAACCGCGCCGCGGGCTCTCATGATTAAACAGGATGCCGCTTGACGCGTGCAGGCCGTACGCCTCGCGGTAGTTGCGTGTAATCCAAAAACCGTAAAGCTTCGCCGCGCCATAGGGGCTGCGCGGGTGAAATGGCGTCGTCTCAGACATAGGCGTCGGGACGTTGCCGTACATTTCGGATGTGGCGGCCTGGTAGAAACGCACGCGATCGCTCATGCCTAAGAGACGAATGCCCTCGAGCAAACGCATCGGACCAAGCGCATCTGAGTTTGCCGTGTACTCTGGCGTCTCGAAGCTCACTTGCACGTGGCTTTGCGCCGCGAGATTGTAGACCTCAGTTGGCTGCACTTCCTGCAAGAGCCGTATCAGGTTCGTTCCATCCGTGACATCGCCGTAGTGGAGATGGAACGCCGGAGAGAGCGGGATGTGATCAATACGCTCTGTGTTGAATGACGATGCGCGACGCTTAAGGCCGTGAACTTCGTAACCCTTAGCCAACAACAAATCAGCCAAGTAGCTGCCGTCCTGACCCGTCACACCAGTGATCAAGGCAACTCTATGCATGCCACGAAGTCCTTGCAGCGCTGCGGCGCGTCAGTGTATGGCGGCGCGATCCCGAGGTATGGCACAGTCCTCGAGCAATTCAGCCACCCCACAGGTTCGTTTCCCACCACCGAGATAACCGGTGTCTTGACCGCTGGAGAGAGAATTGCACCGAAGCCAGCTGCGACGTAAGCCAACGACGCGCGCGCAAACAGCGCCACGAGCAACTCGATAGGTAAACCGCCGTGAAAAGTAGCCTCCGCTTGGACCTGTGGACCAACGATCCACTCCCTTCCAGGGAGGAGATCAGCAACTGATACAACAAAAAATTGTTCACGGATTTGAGCCAGGCAATCATGATAGACCTGTGGATCAGGATTGCGCCCGTCGTTCATGCGGGCCTCTGGTCGCTTCGTCAGTGGGCGATAAACCAACATCGGCTGGCCACGCCAACCTTGCTGCTCCAGCAAGTCGTCCAGCCTAAACTGCCACTCAAACGGCACCGGTATCTCAAAGGTGTCGTCGTCCTCCAGCGTGAGCCCCGCCGATCTGAAGATTGCGTCAAGCACCGTCGAAGTCACGTCCATGTGCGTCGGCAGTCGTGTCCAGTATTTGAGTTGGGTCGTCTCGACACCTGTGGGCGCCTTGACAAACTTGGTCGCCTCACGAGCCTCGTTCTTTGCCTGCGTCCACAGTGGGGAGTTCATCCGCACGCACTTCAAACCCTGCTGCATAAGATCGTAGTTGAGCACGGGCCAGCTGGTATACAGCCACACATCCCGGCCATCATGCATGAAACGCCTAACAACAGCCCTCTGGTTGATAGTATCACCTAAGCCATGCATTCCGCGGATCAACAGGGGCTTCATTGCAGTCTAAACTCACCGTCAACAGTGCGGATTTCAGAGGGCTTGATCAAGGATGCATGCGCTACAGTGATCGAGTGTAGCGGCCCATCGAGTTGTTCAAGCCAGAAATTGAGAAACCTGTTCAGCTCTGGAAACATTGGACACAGATCGTACTCCTGCCAGACGAACGTCTGTAGAAGCCAGAGATGATCAGGCCGCCGGTAAAGAATTTCGGCGGTCGTCAGTCCGTAAGCGCCAGGGCTTCTTCCAAACTCAATCGCGGAAAGCATTCGATTAAGCTCCCTGGAGAGGCATTAGTTATCTCGACACCATCAACTTTCTTAAAATCCTTAGACCAGCGTGGCCACGAGCGCTTGTTGGCCTCGTCGTTGATGCGCGACCAAGCGTACTCGTTGTGATAGTGGCCTGGCGTGTAGTCGAAGCCGAGCAGTGTAATGCGCTTGGCCCCCTTGCGCAAAGCTATCTGAAGAGCAGCGAAACCCGATGTACCCCGACGTTCAATGTCGGCTAGGTAGGAGGCTCCACGGATCGGTTTTGGTATCGCGTGCCACCACCATTTACCTAGTACCAAATACAACGGTTTCGCCTCCGCAAACGCCTCCAGCTGTTCTCTCTTACGCTCGACAAACACCGGGTCGATGCTGACACCGCAGGCGCAGAAATCGCAATCGAACATAGACTGGTTGATGCCGACGCTGATACCACGCGATCGGATACGTTCGAAATCAAACCCCCGAAGGGAGGAGCCGCCGCCTATGAGATAAACGCGCGACTCCCCCCACTCGGGCAGGCCGAGGTCGCCCCAAGGTATGGGTGACGTCTCGGTGTAGTCACGAGGCATTTACGCGCCCGCCTTCCAAGAACGTTTACGCAGCAGCGCGGAACGAACCATTGAGGCGCACGGCGCCGGTAACGTCGCCGGAAGCCTGCGCTGACACGGCAACGCCGATGACCACGTCGGTGCTGTCGTCGACCGTCGAGCAGACGCCGAGCTGGTTATCCCAATAGAGCAGCTCACCGATAGTCCACACTGCGCCGGTCTTCTTCGGCAGAGTGTAAACACCGGTGACCCAGAGCACACCAATCACCGTCGTGGTGATGCTGTTGAGCGTGGTCTGAGTAGTGAAGCCGGCAACGCCGACCATGCTGCCAATCTTGTAGACGTCGCCGCTGACCATGCCGGTCGACGGCTGAGATGCGACGGGAATGTAAATTGCCAGTTTTTGTTGTCGCATCGGCTCTTTATCCGACGCTTCTGCATGTCACCATGCAGCTCAGACTATATCATCAACTGATTTCTCAGATGTCGGGCGCTCGTGGGTGGATTATTGTTGGGACTCACCACCTAGTCGTTAGAGGTTCTACAGCACCAAAAGCCCGCTGTAGCTTCCTACGGGATTGTCTCCTAAGAGAGTTTCCCCGTTTCACCCGATTTAGAGGGGACTACTTTTTAATCCCCTTGCTGTAATTGGTTTTGCATAGGAGTAGCCTTTCATTTTGAAAACAAGTTCAACCCACCGTCACACCACTATTGATGCCGCGGGATTTTTCAACGACCTCTTTGTTGTTAAGACCCGGGGGCCGCCGTACCGGGGACAACACTTTGCGCGGTCGCCCACCGCACTTGATGCCGTTTTGCCGCTTACGCAGCTCGCGACTTACCGCTTTTTGACGCTGAAGTTCTTTGGCTTCTAATGAGTGTCGATGTCCCAAAGCGTTTTTGTTGCCGAGCTTACTCTGACCAGCCTTGTCTCTAGACGCCTCGGACCACGCTCGCCCTCTCGGTGAAGGCGGTACAGCATTACGTGCTATACTAGCCGCACGAATCTTCAACAGTGCCGCAGGCGTATGCTTATAGCCAAGTCCATTCTTATTACCACGCAACTTCAAGCTCATATCAGGACGCGACACGCCAACCGTAGCCACGATCTTTGCTGACCTAGCAACACTGTATTGCCAACCTGATACAATACGCATGCCGTTCGCTTTACGCGTCATGGACCACAAAGCAAATTGCATCTTACGCTTCTGATCACCGACGAACGGAAACTTTGTTAGCAGCCAATGCGCCAAAAAGTGCTCACGATAAGTCAACCTGACAATGTTTGACTTATCGTTAGCCCCGCCAAGCGCGCGCGGCACGATGTGGTGACGCTCGCAGTAGTCAACCAGATCACGCCCGCCTGCGCGAACCATGATCTGGTTGTACCATTTTTCGTATTTGTTCATGCTCTACTTATAGCACGAAATCTCGGTGAAGGTCAAGCTAAGTGCTTGACATTACGCACCATAATTTAAATATGCACCTCGAAAATCGACGGCCCCAACTCCGAAATCGTGTTCTAAGGATATTTTCACGCCCTGAACACCGAATGGCTCGAAGGTCCGCACGCGCGGGCCGTTGGCGCCATTCAGGAAGCCGTAGATGAAGTTCGGCACACGAGACGGCTCAGAGAACAGGTACCACTGAGTGCCCGTGATGTTCGCGTCCGACACCGAGCGCAGGCGCCCGGAGAACGGGTTGACCGATGTGGTCAACGTCGGTGTGATTGCCGTCACCATCTGATCAGCAACAGTCTCAGTTGCCGGACCAGAGAGGATCAGGCTAGGACCGACGTTCAAGAAGTTGCCCGAAAGCGACTTCATTTGACGCAGTGCCTGACGTGCAGTGCCGATCGTAGAAATGCCCGGGACTGCTCCGCTGCCTGAAGCGAGGTAGTTGCCGTGTCCGCCCGACGCCACCGACGTCGCGTTGAACACGTTCAAGCCGTCCTGGTTCAACACCGGTCCAACGCCGCTGTTCAATTGCAGCATTGTGAAGAAGGTGGTGTTTTCGAAGATCAGCACGGTGTCGCCGGCGGAGCCGAGGATTTGGTCGATGGCTCCGAGGTCGTCGTTGACCAGCATCTGACGGGAGATCGTGAAGATCACGCCGTATGGGCTGACGCTGATGTACTCGCCGCTGTCGACACTGGCTCCGTACTTCAGTTCGCCAGTCTCAGAAACCGGCTGCAACACCGGAAATTCACCCGCGCGGATTTGCGGATGCGGACGGAAGTCGGCAAACGGGCGTTCGACGGCCAGTTGACGATACGTCGGCATATGCAACTCATAGCGAGCGAGCAGCGACTTGTTGAGCACGTTCATAAAGATGTTCGGAAAGTCCGACGTGCTTTGGAACGCGCGTTCGAAGATCAGGTTCGAGTCGGCAGCCGTCAGATAACGGCTGGAGTGACGCGGACGATAGTCGACGCACTCTGCGGCGATGTCCACGAGCCCACGACCGAGATACGTCTCCGCGTGCTTGCGGTGCTTCTCGACGCGCGCTGCTTCGATCTTGTCCTTCGGCTTGTACTCGACGCGCGAACCGTGCCCGCCAGAGTTCAGAACGCGCTGGATCAAAGCGATTTCCATCGCATCGTTCCTGTCTGCGCGCTCGTCGTTGATCACGTCCACAGAAGCACCTCCGTTGATCGAAGACTTCGGACCTTTCTCATCCGACTTCTTGGCCAGTTCAGCAAACACCGCCGTACGCATGGCGGCAACCGACTGGCCCTTCTTGATGAACGCCGACATGTCCAACTCGACGCCGAGCTTACGTGCCTCGACCACGAACTGGCTCATCTCGATGACCTGAGACGGCTTCAGCGAACGCTTCTTGTCGTCGCCTTCCTCGTCGCAACGCTCGTCGTCATCGTCATCATCTTCGTCGTCATCATCCTTGTCTTCGTCGTCGTCAGTCTTGTCCTTGTCTTTGCGGGCAGCGGCCTTGCGAGCAGCCACCTTTTCGGCCGTGCGGGCTTCCTTGCGCTCTGCTGTCTCCAGCGCACGCAGTTCTTTTTCCGCCACGAGAACTTTTGCAACGATCTCGGCATGCGATGCCTCAATGGCCCGCACTTCTTCGGTAGTCGCCTCGGGCTTCACCTCGGCTAACTTTGCAGTAGCGGCCTGACGCAACGCATCCAGCTCCGCTTTCTTTGACTTGCTATCCATGTGAAAAGCTCCTTTGGAATAGCGTTGAGCGCGCACGATTGCGCCAGAACCTCCTCCAAGAGGGCAGAGTTAAATTTTCTGATTGCGTCGGGCGATACGCTGGCGAGCCAGCATCCGACCGACGGCGTCTGCGTGAGGCGAACCAAAGATCGTGGCAACGGGCCACGCTACCTCACCGAGCTTTCTAATAGCTGCGGTGGCGTCCGCCGGCACTCCAGTTAGGCTACATTCAAGAAGCTCCCATCGCACAGCTTCAAAATTGTATTCTTCATCCATGCGCATACGGTCGACCTCAGGGTCGAACTCGTCGCCGTCCTCGTCGGTGATGCGCCACTCTTCGACGCGGTAGCCGGCACTAACGCCGCCAATCTCTCGACGCGCCACCATGCCCTCCGCTTTCCGGCCTTCCGGCGTAGCAGTGAACTGCAGTCTTCCGATCAGCGCCTTGTCGTCGAACCAAATCTTATTGATGCGACCGAGCACGTTGTTGATTGAGGCCTGCTGGTGCGAATCCAGCACGGGGATGCCGGGACTGTCGAGGCGTGTAGTAATCACGCTCTTCGGATGAATGCGCAACGTCTCTGTACCGTAGAAGCGCTTGACCGGCACGCCACGGCTGATGACTGTTTCGACCGAATGGGTCTTCGCATCGTAGCTGGCAGCCGTCAAATCGGCGACACGCGTCTCGATCATACCGGGATGCCATCCCTTCAGACCATTAAAATCTGCCTTGTCAGTCATTTTGAAACCTCTCTGGGTCGTGGTCCTGGCTCGCGCCGCTGGTTGCGTCGCGCATCTTGTAATAAACAAGTCGATCGCCGCTGTGATGCTTCACCGCCTCCTTCATCGCGGCATGCGAAGCCTTCGCAACCTTAACTTCTTTCAGAGCTGCTCCGAACGTGAATTCTGCCTCTTCCTGGTACAAAACGAAACGGGATTGTTTAGCCATCGGCGTACGTCCCGCTCATATGAAGAATTTTCTTGCCGTGGTGTGCCTCTACCCACTCCACTTTTTCAACTTTGAATGTCCCCGGGGCGAGCAGTTGCTCTTTCTGCGAACCGCCCCTTCCCCCCTGATCTGCAACGGGGCGCATGTCAACAGAGTGGTTACCCTTCGGAACCAATATGTTCAGAATAACGGGGCTTGGCTGGCCACCCAAATAGTCCTGTGCCGTTTTTTCATCAAGCGACGTCGACTGGAACCCACTCATCGGCACCGTCTTACCAACCATCGCATCCGCGTTCTTATTCAGCTCACGCGAGAGATTGCACTGAGCTATCCCACGAAACACATGCTCATCAGCGGCCAAAGGACTTTTTTTAATAGCAGAATTGATCAGGTCGATTGACGCGTCCAACTTTGCTAGTTCGTCCGCGGTCAACGCCGTCTTCTTATAGTGGACGTTATGATAAATGGGCCCCTTTCGGCCATTGCGGTAGTAAGGGTTTAGCCGCGCTGCAGCAGCAAGTGCACTCTCGTCAGCGTAATGGCCAAGCGCCTGCTTTTCTTCCTTAGTGTAGGATGTCGAAGTCGAAGCCAGATCGGCTCCTATCGCGCCCTTCTTGCCCTCCGGGCCGATAGCGCCCTGGTCGCCTACGCTGCCACCACCGCTGCCAACAAACTGGCCGGTGTCTGGGTCGTGGTCCTGGCTCGCGCCGCTGGTTGCATCACGCACCTTGTAATAAACAAGACCGCGCGTTGCACGCCACCAATACTCAGTCACCACCTTTGTCGTCGTCCTTCTCGTCGACGCCTCCGATGACTGGATTTCCATCTTCATCGGTCGCATCCCCGTCCGAGGGTTTGGTCGGTTGCCGTCCGTGTTGGTCGACGCGACTGACGTCGATGTCGAGCACGACTTCCAGCTCGTGGGCCTTCTTAAAGAAGTCGGAGAAGTCTTTTAGGTCTTGTCGCCAGTTGCCGCCGCGGGCTGCGATGTAAGCTTGCGGCGTGACGCGGCCAGCGCGCACCTCGTTCTTCTCGGCATCGGCGTCCTTCTTAGGATCGATGTATTCAACCGCCGGCACGACCCAGTCGCAAGGATAGTGCCCGGCCTTCAGGGCGCCGGAGAGAATGGCGCGAGAGATGAAGCGGTCCCACACAGGCTTGCAGAGCTTCGGAATAACCGTGTGCTGCTGCAACTGCTTCACCAGGCGCCAAAAGTCTAACTTGCCTGCGCGAAGAGAAGAGTAGTTTGCCTGCCTAAGGTCGCCGGTTATCTGATCATACGTGCAACCGATGCCGGCCGCCATCGCCTGCAAATTGAAAATCATCATCGGCTCGACCTGCGTCGTACTTGTCGGCTGCGCGAACACAATATCTTGACCCGCGCGAAGCGACTTCACCATACCAGGTTCGAGCGTCGAAGAAAGAGCGTTGGGGTTAGCCCAGTCCATCGTCTGCATCATACTCTGCTGCGTCGCATCAAACATGTTGGTGGTGGGGATATCACTGGTATCATCATTCTTAATGAAAGCGGCGAAGCACGCCTCAACCCTGGCCTTCACGTTCACCGCATCCATAAAGTCGCTGAAGTCTCGACCCGTCGTAAGGATCGGCGCCATCCAAGGAACGCCACGCACCTGCCCTGGGCGAAGCACCTTGAACATATGGATCAGGTGCTCTTGCCCGATGAAGTCTGAAATATAAGGCAGCTGCCAGATAGTATTCAGTTCGCCAGGGTGGTTGCGGAACAACCAAAGACCGACGAAGCGGTCGTACTGGCCAAGACCAACACCGAGGCGCGAACGCGTAAGCTTCTTCGCTGCGTTGCGCTCCTCCTTGCCGATGTCGACCTGCCCCTGGTCACCGTAGATGCCGTCGCGGAACTGATCGATGTAGTCGGACTCGAGCAGCTGCAAGTAGGTTGGCACTGGGGTCTTCGCGCCGGGAACGTCGAGCATCTCCTGATCAACAAGTCGAATGACAACCTCTCCGCTCTCGATCATGCTGCGCACTGCAAGCGCCTGCATGGCGTAGAAGTTCATCATCCCCGTGATGTCGCAATCGTGCGCCCAGTCTTCCCAAAGCTGGTTCACTTTGTTGTCGACTGAATCCTTACCCGTCGAGCTAACCGGAATAATGCCAGTACCAACTGTATGCGCAGTAAGAATATCAAGCATACGAGCAGCGTGTGGCGTATTGCGCGCCAGATCACGAGAACGATCACGGAGAGGGCGGATCGCATACATGAGTTCGCTATTTTCGCTGGTATGCAATGCTTTCCAGCTAGATGCGCGTCGCCCAATTGCCGCTCCTTCATAAATCCTTTGTGCCATACGCAGACGTTGACGTCTCAGTCCCGCAGCCGGGTTAAAGAAACCCACAGTCCTATCCACGACGTTGCCGCGTGACTTACTCATGCTGCCCACCGCCGATAGTTTGCTGCACTGAGATTTGCTTTGTGCGCCGCAGTAAATGGCGCACGAGACACGCCCGTCTTGGTGGCAGCAATGCGCTGCTTCACATCTTCCGAGCGTGGAATACCGAGGTGTGCTTCGCGCAAATTATCGCCGCATACAGTAATCTTGATGTTGCCGACTTCGTACGCACCTAGATCACCGGGACGAGCCATCACATACTGACCTCTTTTACGCCCGCGCTCTTCCAAATGCCCTGAGGCTGCCCAAACATTCAACCACTGATCAAACGTCAACCGAAAGGGTATCCCGCGAACACGCGCAGCGTAGCCTTGGTTTTTCCAAGCCCGACGAAGCTTTGACTGTGGACGTGTTGGATATCCCATTACCAACCCGAATATAATTCACTGTCGTCGTCGGTCATCATGCCACCGTAACCACGGTCGTGTGACATGACATAGGTGTTATCGGTTCCAAGCATGCCGAGGGATCTCATGATGATCGAGCGCACACGAAGCATCTCATCGAGCGATCCGAAAGTAGTTGATTTTCCTTCAAAGCTTACGGAGCGTGTACCAGACGCAATCGCGTTTTCTAAGTTGCTCAACTGATTCTGGGTGAAGGCCATTTCTATTCATCCTTCTTGAATTTGAATGCACGACGAGCCGCGGCGGTTGCGCGCTCATCGCGCGTCGCGCGAAACTCAATCTTGCCGTCATTGATTCGGAACTCTAGTTGATGAACAAGATGGCAATCGCAGCACATCTCTTTGAAGCCGCGCTTACGCGGGCGCAGCCACTCGCCGTCGGCCATGACGTGATAGCGAACTCGCGCCATGGCACGCCCTCAATCAAGACCAAGCCCAAGCTCTCTGTTGGTGCGCTGACCGCCCCAGACAAACCAAGGATCGTGGTTAGCCGTACGTGGTTCATCAACCAGCACAGGCCACTGACAAGTGAAGCCGCGCTTTGAGTGAAGAAAGATCAGGCTCTGCGCCGGCTTCGAAGCTCTCACACGCAGCTGCAAGTGTGCATACGTGTTGTGGCCAATCAGGCAGGGGTTGACGTAGACAGGCGTCGCGTCGCCACGCGGCATGTAAAAATGAAAGTGTCCGATGACAAGCGTGTCGAAGTCTTTGCCAATCGATCGCTGCTGCGCACCGAGCTTCATCGTCCCTCGTGAAATGGGCCCGAGCTTGCCAATCAACGAGTCGCCGCCGGTCACGCCTAACGTGTCTCCGTGCGTCACCATGAACTTGTGACCAAAGACCGAGAAGAACGCGTCCACCGCGTTTGGCACGTAGACCTTGACGCGGGCGTCGTCGCGAAAATACTTCTCGACGTTACAGTAGATCAGCCATTCCCAGCTCTCGTAAATCTTGTTGTTTAGCCGCGGCTTGATAGTCGAGCGCCCGTGGTTTCCGGGGACGCAGACAACAGAAATGTGCTTGAACTTTTTTGCCCAAAACTTCAGCAGTCCAATGATGTAGTCCTGCACGTCCTGAATTGAAAACGTCAGAGGCCCATCGTTCGTGACAGTCAGGTCATCGTGCAAGCAGCCGGTTATAAAATCACCGAGCAACAACACGACCGCGCCAGGGTAGTTTGGGTTGGTCATGTGGTTGAAGCAGAGATCGTCTACAGCGTGAGCCAGGTTACGCACGCGGCGCTTCGCTATCTCGCGATTGAATTTATTCACGCCCCCGACTTGGTCGGGGTCGACCGTTTCGCCGATGTGCCAGTCGCCGAGAGTGATGATAGGGATGCCGGTGCTCGACTTGCCGGGTTCTTGATTGAGCCACTTCGGTGGATCGGGGCTGTACTCGGCGAGGCCAAAAATCTCTTTTCGTACACGCTCCGCGCTCTCGTTCTCCATCGCACGGCGCCGCAGGTCGCGCTCTAGGATGTTTAGCTTGACGTTCTTTTGGCGAATGACCTCACGAGCTTCTGAAAGTTCTTGCGCCAGCGTTGTGGCCATCAGAGTACCTTGTGGGTATCGCGCCAACGTTGTGCCGCAACCGCGCGACACTGTCGGCACAGACGACCACTGCGGCCATCTTTCCTACGATAAGTGTTCCCCTCAGTATACGTATGTCCGTGTTTACAAGCAGGAGCCAAAGGCCGAAATACTTGTGCCGCCTCCGTCGCCAACAATCTTGTTGCTGTAGACACTCGGCGCTTGCCCAGCCAGGGCTGCAACTGATTAAATACCTTACTTGCTTGACCGATTCGCGACGTCTTCCAAGTGAAAACCCCCGTGCTGTTTGGCCCGTAAATAACGCCACACCGCACCTGGCCTAATGGCACATAGATACCAAGGCCCAAACTACGACACCCACGAATGGGGCGGCGATGCCACAGATTGCACCCCATTTGAATTTCTTTGCATTGGCTTCGATAATGCGGAGATTGTCGGCAATCTGTTCTTGGATATGAACTGCGCGCTCGCCAAGACAGTCATGCAGTTTTTTGCCTGCAACTACATCTGATTCCCAATTTTCCGGCTCGCATCCCGGCAACCAGAATTTTACCGGCATTATGACCAGCAGGCACAATATCGCACCAAGCAAAAACATTCCGGCCGCTACACCAGCCCCAAACATAAGAGCCACATGGCCAGAGACATTCCACGCCGGATTTGCCAACGCGACAACGGCGGCCAGTAGAGCGGTGGCAGCAGCAGTAAACATGCCGGCGAGACCAGAAGCGCGCTGATCCGCCGATGTAGCTACCCGTAGCTGACCATCGAGATACGCTTCGCCGCCGCGAACAATCTCCTTGCTGAAAATGTCGTCTATCTTAGTAAAATCCATTGCCCATCCTCTAGGTAGCGACCACAACTATAGGGCAGAACGGCCAGCAAGGCTATTTGGCTTTTTTGTCCCTTGGGACTCTTCGCAGCTTTTCTTCTAGACTTCCCGATCTTCATTCCTGAATGGGGCTTCGGAGGCGTGGCAAGCATCCGCTTAATCACCGCATCGCGGCGCAGACCGGTTTTTTGCACACTGTATTGGTCGGCTGCTCGGCTCTTGCTCATCGGGGGAGAATAGCATGGCTAATAAAAACTCCTCAATAAAGGCTCTTCGCGCGCTTTTGCGCGATCCAGCACAACTCGCTTAAAATGTACAAGCAACCCACGATCTTTTTGAACTAAGCTTGCTGCCGTACGAAACACCCTCGTGCCGTTCACACGCGCCTTATAGTAGTGTGCATAAAAACAACCTTCCCCCTCAAAAAAACCGGCGGCCCATGCAAACGCTTCAGACATCGGGGTAAACCTCCCCGTTTTGAAGCACCCTCTGATCCTCGTACTTAGAGGCCAATTTTCGGTAAAATTCGAGCTTGGCGCATTCCAGAGCACCGATGATGTCGTTGATCTGCTGATAACGAGAACCGCACGACTGCCAGTACTCAATCAGCAGATGTGTGATGGTATAGTTAAGGTCGCCTGCGCGCTCGATGCCGCGTTCTTTGTTGTCTAGTTGAAAGCGCTCAAGCGTGCTCAGATAAGGCATGCGGCAAGCCTATGACTTATCCACAGCCCTCTGTCAAGCCCTTACGTAGCCGAGGTAATGCTGGCATCGATACCGGCGTAGCGCGTCTCAGTGGTCGACAGAGAGGAGCTGAAACTCAAGGCGGTGCCGCCATCATAGGCCTGCGTGCTGCCAAACGTCTCGCCTGTCGCGCCGACGCGAGAGGAGGCGTTTGAACCGCCGGTGTATGTAGTCTTCAGCTTCTCACCCATCATGGATGCCAGAAGCTTCAGACGCATTTCTGTATCGGGGAGCAGAAGAGCCATATCAATCTCCTATTGTCGTTTGTTCAACCAGCCTGGGCGGCGAGGGATATACGACTGCTGGCCGGCTGGCCTTTCAAAAGCGGAGTGACGAGCGACGTCGACGAGGGCGGCTCCCTCGTCTCGCTCAGTTGGCGTACGCAAGTCCTCGCGACCGATGTTCTCGACAACCACCGAGGTGTCGTGCTGCACCGGCGGCGCCGGTGGTGCGTCAGGCTTGCTACTAAACTGCAGCGGGCGATCTAAGTAAAGGCCCAGAGACTTGCGAACACAAAAAGCGCCGACCAGTGTATCTAAGGCTTCATTGCGCTCTCTGATTTTTTCCCAGTGTGAAGAAGCTTGGCCTCGCACCAGTCGGCTCACTTTGCGTTCGCTGTTTAGTTGCTCGTAGAACTCCTGATTGAGGTTCTCTCCGATGCAGACGTGGATGAACCCAGGCTTGCGAAACCCGGGCTCAGGTGGATCAATCAGCTGCAGACGCCCGTAGATTATATCTTTTGCTGTGTCAACGCCGATCGGATAAAACGGTTCTCGGGTTTTTGCAGTGCGCCCGGCTCGACCGGACCAAAGAGGCTTGGCGCCGGCTTGTCCCTGCGTGGCAAACACCCGCTGCCCGCGACGCGCGGCGCAATAAGATAAAACCTGCGCAGTGTATGTGCCGCCCATGTCAACACCTAGGGCAGACACGCGCACAACACGATCAGAACCCCTTATCCTAAACTGGGATGCGCGCAGCGCGTCGAGCGCTTTCCATGCATCGGGCCCGGCGGGATGCAAGTTGATAATGGTGTACTGAAAAACCCAACACTCTTCCTCAAGACCCCAACCGACGAATATGACCTCGAGGCGATCTTTCTGCACGTCGCAGAAGCCGGTTACCACCAATACGCCTTCGGGAAGATCGTCGGGGCCGTACACCTCGGCCCGAGCCATCAGGCGGTTGCTGTCTAGCTGCTGATCGAATCGTGGCTGCCACTGTTCAGCCAAAGCTGTATTGGTGAATTTTCTAATGAGTTCAGGGTTGCCTTTGCTTTCAATAAATTCTTGGACGATTTCAGGTAGGCGATGCCTCTTTGAATAGAGCTTGCTGAGATGAAAACCCGCATGCCCCGCGTAAGGGCTTCTTGATTTGCATATACTGCAGATGGACCTGCCGCCACTGTCCCAAGCAGATGGGACTTGAACCATGCCGCAGCATGTAAACTCTTTGGTCTGGCGCCATCCGTAAGAGGGATGTTTTTCCAAGGCATCGAGTGCTTTTATCCTATCCTTCTCCTCCCAGATCGAGCCGCACTCGTTGCAGTGGAGGGCGGCAGTATCGGGAAGATGTACGCCGGTTTCCGTCTTGTCCCAGTGGACGTTTCTCCATTCGAGGAGCTGCTCGTGGCCGCAGTGAGGGCACGCGACGAAACACTTTCTCTGGTCAGAAGCGGCGTACTCGCGTCCGATGCGACTAAACCCTTCGACAGTTGGAGAGCTGCAACGGATAAACTTAGCTCGGCCAATAGCTTTGAAAGTGCTCGCTCTCTCTTCCGCAAGCTTGAGCGGGTCGCCTTCCGATCCGGCGCTCGGCGGATACTTGTCGATTTCGTCACAGAAGATAATCCGTTTTGGGCGGCTACTCAGATCAGTAGGACTGTTTGCGCCAACAAAGTCGAGAGTGCCACCGGGGTATTTCTTGTGTGTTATGGTGTTCTCCGAGTCGCGCGTCTTCGGAGGTACAATAAGGTCTCGCAGGCACGGCGTGCAGTCAATTGTAGGCCCGACGCGCTCCTTGCTAAACGCCGCTGCAGCAGATTGCGTGGGTTGCACGAACAGGATTGGAGCCGGGTCTTGATCGATGTAGTAGCCGAGAGCACAGATCAGTAGCTCCGTCTTAATGATCTGAGTGCCGGCCATGATCGAGAAGGTATAGGTGTCGGGCTCCGTGATCGCCGACATCGGCCCGAATGTCGCGGGTTGGGCGTTAGTCTTCCACTTCCCTGGATTTGTGCTTGTCCCCACTGCGACGTACCGCTTTTGATCTGCCCACTCGATCAGGTTCAGTCTCGGCGGGGGCCTCAGGATCAAGAACGATTGGCTTAGACGCTTTCCTAACGACGTCGTCGGGGCTTGATAGAGCATTCAGTGCCTCAGCAATATCTGCATTCAGGATGAACGTGATTGCCTCGCGGCGCTTCGGATCGGAATCGGCGCATTTGTCTGCGCTCCTGCCGGGGATAGCCAGCAGCTGCTCTCGCACGATCCCAAAGGCACGATCAACCTCCTGCCCAACTTCTTCAGTAAGCACATACGCGCCTTGAAGCACACGAAGTGCAAACTCGTTCTTCTCGCTTTGAGATCGCTCACGACGAGCCTTCTCCGCTGTTAGGTTCATGCCTGCAGCATTGCCCTGACGACCACCGGCCAAGTCACGCAAGTGTCGCAGTATCAGCTTCCTACATTCGTCCTGATCGTAACCAGTCTTGCCGCGCTTGATAAGCCCCGCCTGCTCGTACGTTTTGATCGTCTCAGGCGCACAAAAGAGGTGCGCTGCAAGAGCTTGCTGAGTCACTTTCATTACGAAAAGAAACCCCCTTAGAAATCAATGGTGCCTGGGGACCCTGGGCCGGTCGCGCCACCCGCTTTAGGCCGGGGCCCCTTAGGAAGGACCCCAGCTAACAAACAAACATCAAACAAACAGGTTGCATTGCTACTCTTCATTTGATTGGTGTTTGTTTGATTGATCACTTCGATGTTGAACTCATCACACCGCGCAGCATACGCAACGCATGATCAGCACGCTCCAACACAGGCTGTAGTGCGAGGTCACCTGTGCGCTCATAGTGTGTGTGCAGCAGCGTCTGCATCTCTTTGAACGACGTCATCATACTGTCGCCTGCATCACGCTTAGTAATCACTGTGCCATTAGCAGCAGCCATTTCTTGCCTTCCTTTGTGGAGTATCGCGCTCTATGGGTTATTACTATTCAGAGAGGATCGCCTATGGTTAGCATTTTTCAGATCAAGTTAGAGGTTTTCAGGTGACAGCGTTATCTCTTAGCACGTATAAGATCGCGCTATACGTTAATGCGTATTAGAAATTGCCGTGCAATGCACCAGGCAACAACAACTGTACTAGACCAACAATGAAGATCACAACAATGCCAATGAATATGATCTTCTGCCACGGCTGAGGAATGCCAACCAACACCTGCACTACAGCAGCGATGATAGCCAGCACGATTGCGGTCATCAACATAGAGCAGCTCCTACTTACTAAAAGCCTGCAGCTTAACTATCATGCCCCACACAGCATCGATCACAGCGTGTGAACCATCGTTTGCCATTGTGGTGGCGAGATCGGTTGGCACCATGCTTTCAAACATACCAGGTATTTTGCTGAACTCGTCTTTGTTCAGCACGGCGAGCAACGCAGCAGCGCCGGCCTTGTAGATGTCGTCAGAAATTGCCATTCGAATCCACTCCCATTATGGCTCGCCATATGCCCATCCATGCGGCGAACAAAAGCATCATTCCCACACACCGGCGTGCCACGTGGTGCTGGCCCACGCCCCCGCTGACCAGGCATTAGGTGACCAGGCTTTGCCACCACCGAGTTGCGTCACCGCAACCACGGGCGGAATTAGCCCGGTTTTATCTAAACCGGTTTCTTTAATCTGTGGTGCTGTTGCAACAACGCGCACCTTTTTAACTCTTGCCATGCTTCACACCCCACGCCATCACGACCCCGGCGGCAACGGCACAACGCAGTAGATAATATTGTTAAACACGGAATAGAATACCCATGCCGTAGGTGTTGGGTTGCCATCCATTTCACGCGTGATCTTCTTGCCCGTAAACTTGAACGGGTTAGGCCCGTTCCAGGGAGAGCGATATTTACGAGAGCCGTCAGGGCGCACCACTATGCGGGCACTAGTGTCAGTAACTTGTGCTATCCCGTCTTCTTGACTTCCGCCTATTGTGGCTTCTTGCAAAATCACAATAGGATAAGCGTCACCAGCATCGCAGCACGACATCACGCTGCTCACTGATGCATCAAAATCTGGGCGCTTCAATGACTCAAACCAATTCGCCAAGTCCTGAGATGGGTGGTACTCGGGGGCGTCTTGCACGCTTTGCACCACAGGTTGTGCATACGCAAATGAACAAAACATAAGCAGCGCGAGAAACACTTTCATCGCTTCATCATTTCGGTTTTAATATCCCACAGCAACACATTAGCCTCGCCTAAGTCTGCGACCAATGCCAAGCCATCGAGTAGTTGATATGTGCGAATGAGCAAACGCGTGCGACGATCAAGGCGGTTGGCTGCGATGCGAGTTGCATCAATCTTTCGCTGCGGCAGCACACCTTTAGAAACGGTCACACATCCTCCCCGCTATTGTCCAACACACAGTCGAGGCTCTTCAATACATCACCGCGCTCTGCCGCCGTAACCATTAGCTTAGTAATAGCTTCCAACAGCCTGTCGTCGGTCTTCTTGTTGGCGTCGCAGTCTTCCTTAGACTTGAAGAGAGCTTTCCCGGTTTCCTTCGTACCATAAGACAGCTTGATGGTCTCACCGTTCTTAGCCTGGATTGTTATAACCGTTACCCAACGCAGGCCAGGAGATACGTCAGCAGCAAACGCACCTGAGGCCTCCTCACCGTGCGCAGCACGAATGGCCGCGAGACCGGCATAGAAAGCAAGAGTGAAGCCAATAACCGCGATCAAGACAAGTCCGGCGATATTTTTAGCAGCCAATGCGCGGTACATAGTCATCTCCGTGTGATCATTGCTTTTGCCATCGCCTTCGGGAACGCTGCACGCGTAAGATCAATCATTGAGCTGTTGAAGTCGGTGGTGAATGGGACCATAGCCGAGATAGTCACGGATGGTCTCAACACGTACATTGCCTTTATGCGCTTCGCCTTGCCGTATCCAGTCTGCGCGTAGATCACAGGGCCTCGACCCCTATCGATGATCACGGAGTTGGCGATCTGACGCGGCAGCGGTCTTGAGCCCGATGCGGTGCGCGTGGTGTTCGCGGTAATTGGAATGGCAAGCTCTGCCTTAGCCGCGGTTTTTGTGCCGCCGGTCTCGTGCTGCTTCAGGTGGCCGCGGCCGAGGCGATCGACGATCGACACCTCGAGGTCTTCCTTGCTCGCCAGCACCACGACCAATGCAGCGCTAAGAAAATTATGGTTATACACGTGTACGTGCGACGGCCACGTATCCTCCACCAACGCGATCTTGGTGTCGTATGCCGCATCGTTCAACATGAGCGACAGAGCGTACGGTAGCTCGCCCTGCGCGGCAACCGCGAGGTGATCAGCCAAAACCTTGAAGTCTTCGCATTGGAGTTGAAGGTCCATACCGACCTCACTTCCCAAGTAGTCGTTGCAACGCGGTCTTAGCCCTGTCAGAGCCACCAATAGACGCAGGGTCACTGAACGTAAGCAAATAACTGAGCATTTCCTCATAGCTGCGCATCATAACATCACCCGAATTATCTTTTATTCGAGGGCGATGAATGATTTTAGGAACAGCGTAATTTTCCTTTCGGGGTAGAGTCTGCGCTCGTCGCCATGTTCCAGATTGGCGACGAGCTACTTCAAATTGCCAACCACTTATGGGACGCGAGCCCCGTGTCATGCACCGAAATGCGTTGATCATAGCCGCACGGTGCTTCTTCGACACCACAATTTTCGTTAGTAACCAATGGGCTAAAAAATGCTCTCGATAGGTTAGGTCTACTAGGTTGGTGGGAGCGTCAGTGCCCCCTATAGCACGC